TTATGCTGGTCAAGAGAAGTGTGCTCGCATGTTTGTAATAAGGGATGTAGAAGTAAACGATTATACAAGTGGTAATGGTATTGATACATTAATTGAGGAAGGATCAACCAATTTCAAGTGGAAATATGCGCCTCAAAACACTAGTGGTGCAATGCATCGTTTAAAAATGTCAGTTGTTCCAAGTAAAATATTTAAAGTCCCCTTCAACGATGGCTTGCTATCAGCTCCTACGACAGGAGGTCCTGGTTTGGAAGGTTATTTCATTTGCGGTGTTGATTCGTTCCCAAATTCCAATACTCAAATTATGAACTATCAGGCAATCATTACATATTCAGTAACATTCTCAGATTTAATTAAGAAGCAACCACAGAACTAAGTTGCCGGGGTTAGGGCTTTAGCCCTAACCGCGGCCAAGGGTAAGGTGTAGAATAGGGTAGGGTAAAGGGCTTATATTAGTTAGGCATATTAAAGTATTCACTTATAGCAGTAGTTGTAGAAATATTAAATAAATCATAATCAATAAATTCAGTCTTTTCCCCAAGTCTTGCCATCCATATCCATTTAGTGACTCTTCTTATAAAAGCATTAAAGTTAGGTACTGAGTACCATTTGCTTGGTGCTTGGTTTGAAGTCAATACTATTCGCTTGCATCCGCTGAATTGTATTTGTCCTCCTTTGGTTTCCACCATGATGGGATACCGGTCACAGAGTCTGAGTAAGGTGTCGTACTTGAGCCATCCGTAGAACTCATCGATAATGACGGTGTCCTGTTGAGCATATCCGTCCCACCAATTCGATCGTTGTTTCCAATAGGCGGTCGGAAAGTTATCCATACAATACTTTGATTTGCCGGTCCCCGTCGGCCCATATAGGACGATAATCTCCATCTCATGGTTCCGTGGCAGGACGCTAAGCATGCGATAAGCAGCAAGGCCACGGTAATGGCGGATCCAAGTATCAAAATCAAAATCAGCAAGGTCCTTATCATTAACTCCATCGTCTATCAACTGTTTTAAGGCAGCGAGTTTTGAAGTCTTTTTGTTGGCCAAACTGCTGAGGAAATCGTCAATAGATAACCCAGAGTCAACACCAAACGTTATTAAGCCGAAATCGTCTAAGGCAGCGAGTGTGAGATCACTGTATAGATGATAGGCAACGTCGTTTTCTAAGTAATCTTTTAAGCAATATTTTATCGCCTCGTATTGAGAACCCCTGCGTACCTCCCAATGAGCCCTAGGTAAGAAGTTTCTTACAGTGCTTAATGGAACCGGGTTATTGAATTCACAATAGCCTTGGTAGTGTGGTGTAGATTGATCACCGAGTTCCTTGTTAGCAATTAATAGTTTTAAGCTATTAACGTTAAATTGGATCTCTCCCAATGCAGGATTGTTAAGTGTAAAACACCAATTACGACTTTTTGACATTGCTTGGCAAAATTGATAATGAGGGCTGGGGGGCTAGTATTACCCCCCAGCCTGGTCATGGGCAATACACCCATGGGCTTAAATGAGTGGAAGATGTTTAAAACATACCCTCATTTGTCAATTTGTTTTAAACATGGTAAGAACGTATAAAACACGGAAGGGTTATAGAACCCGCGGAAGAGGGTATAACCGTAAAGCCCTACGAAGTAGGTTTAACAACCGTAGGTTTAGATATTTACCCTCGAAGAGGGGTATGCGGTTTATGAGGTTTTTCAGACTTAAGCGTGCTATCGGAGGGTTTCCAAATCAGAGAACCGTAACCCTTCGATATGTCGAAGACTTTTCGTTGGACCCGGGTGCATCACCAAGTTTAAGCACCCAAGTTTTCAGGTTCAATAATCTGGATGATCCAAATTATACTGGTGTAGGACATCAGCCGATGTTCTGGGATAATTATAAAGAGATATATGCAAGATATCGTGTAAATAAAGCATGGATTACATTCGTATGCATGGACAATCATATTGTGAATGTGAAAGATGGTGGAACGGAAAATTATGCTGGTCAAGAGAAGTGTGCTCGCATGTTTGTAATAAGGGATGTAGAAGTAAACGATTATACAAGTGGTAATGGTATTGATACATTAATTGAGGAAGGATCAACCAATTTCAAGTGG